TTCAGCGAATGGGTTTGCAACCATGCCGTAACGAGTCTTGAAACCAATCTTTGGTTGGAATGTGTATTGGTCAACTGCACGAACCATTTGTAGAGGAACGTATGGGCAGTAGAAAAGACCAGCATCATAAGGAGATGAACCCTTATAACCGATAGCAACCAATTCTTGGTTAGATGTGTAACCACCGAAGTATGGGTCGATGTATACTTTGATACGACCGTGCAACATACCAGCGAATGTGTTACCTGTATCGTCAACTTGTAGGTCTGCTTGTAGAGCAGGTGTATATTGCAATACGCCAGCCATAGCAAGAGCAGATGCAACGTCTGATGAAACAATCAGAACGTTACCTTTACCGCGACGAGTTTCTTTAGCGATAACGTTTGCATCACGTTCGATTTGGAAAATCAAACCTTTGAAACGCTCAACTGACCAACGACCGTTAGAGTCTGTGTCCAAGTCGAAGTAACCAGCAGTTGTTGTACCGTATTGAGCACCTGGTTTAGCAACAGTATAAACTGTACGGATAACTTCACGGTTAATTTCTGCAAGAATTTCTGTAGACAGAATGTTTGACAATTCTGTTTCTGCGTCCAAGCCATGAATTGCTTTCAAGTCTTGTGCAAGTTCTAGAGAGTATTCTGCTTTCAATGCACGTGATTTAGCAGTTACAGTAACCTTCTCAATAGAGAAAGCCATTTGACCGAATGCAACACCAGCAGCATCAGTTGTACCTAGTTGTTCAGCAGTTGCTGTAGCGATACCAACACCAGTTGTGTATGCGTTAGCAGCAGCACCGATACCACCAGTAGTCAACAAGTCACCTGTACCACCTGTGTTAGCGAAACCGTATGGGTTGCCGCCTGAACCTTGGCCAGAGAATTGTGTGTTGGCTTCACCGTAGAATGCTTCTGATGAAGATGCTTGTGTGTTATACTTTGCTCTCATTGCGAAGATAAGACCAGTAGGTCCAGTCATTGGCTGAACGCCAGCGATATCATAAGCAATCAAGTTAGGTAGAGCACGGCGAACCAATGAAATCAAGATTGGATCGAAGTTAGCAACGCTAGAACCAGTTGTGTTTGTTGGACCTGCTGAATAAGTTGTCTCATTCAATTGACCCATTTGAGCAGCATCTGATTGCATTGCTTGTTGTTGGTTTTCAAGAACCATGGCTGTAACAGCCTTTTTGTATGGATCTTTAATGGCTTCTAATTCTGGGTGCTCCAGAACTGGTTGCCACTTCTTTTGTAGTTCTTCGGAAAGATACATTATAGTCTCCTTGTGAGTATCTTGTTATTGATTTGGTATTTATTTTACCACGGATTTTGAGATTGAGCGAGCAATAGCGTTGACGAATGGATCGCTAGATTGTGAAATCTGCTTATCTTCTTCTTCAACTAGAATTGCTTCTTCCAATGCAGACTTGTCAGCAGACTTGATTGTTGATGGAGCATATGCTTCTACCAAAGTTGCAAGTTTTCCTGCGAATTCATCCACAGTAGTAAAGTCCACACCCTCTGCGAGTGACTTGATTTTTTCTACTTGGGTCTGCGTTAGGCCTTCACATGCTGCGTGGATAGCCTGAATTTTTACTTGTTCATTGATTTGTTTTTTCATTTCAATGTTACGAGAAATTTCTTCATTCAATTTTGCTTCCAAGTCCTCGACTTTGGATGCCATTTCTTCAACAACATCAACCTTTTCTTCAGGGATGTCAATATAGTGTTCTGCGAATAGGTCACGCAAACCGCCAATGAAACCTTCTACGACTTCAGCACGTAGACCAGATTCGATTGCTAGTTTGTTTTCTGTCATCCATTCTTCAACCATGTAGTTCAGATAGTCGTCAACCTTAGTTGCGTAATCTTCTTTCATTTGTTCCATTGCTGAAGCAAATTCTTCTACCAATTGGTTCTCTACATCTTCTGCAATTTCAGCAACACGAGATACGACTGCTGCTTCAAAAATTGTAGTTGCACGTTGAACGAATTCTTCTGACAAATCTTGACCTGACAACAATGCGTCAATATCTTCTTTCATCTTAGCCTTGTTCAATGCTTTCTTAATCATTGCTTTATCTTCAGCAGCATCTTCATGACCTTCTTTTTCTTCAGCAACAACTTCTTCTTCAGAAGAAACTTCTTCTGCTGTGTGCCATACTGCACCTGGATTCTTGTCGAATGTTTGTTGTGCTAGTTTTGCTTTGATGCGGTCACGAATTGCTTCATATGATGTTGGGTCTGCTTGAGCAACAGCATTTGCTGAACCTTGGTCTGCTGGTTGACCTTGTGGTTTAGATGCGCCAACGCCATCTGTTTGCTTACCTACTGGAGGTGTTGCACCTGGAGGTGTTGCTGTAGGTGAACCTTTTGTGTAGTCAGGAATATTGTCGCCCATTGTTTTTTCTGGCGCATCACCGATCTTGCCTGCGTCTTTTTGACCATCGACAACACTTGTATCTAATTTCTTAGTACCGTCTTGTCCTGCTCTTTTAGAAGCAACGTTGCCATTTAGAATGTCAGCAGCGGCTTCTGATAGATTAAACTTAGCCATTTTGGAAGTCTCCTTGTTTCTGTATTGGATATTTATAAATTAAAGTTTTTTAAGGAATCGTTTGAAGATTTCTAGACTTACTTCTTCAATCTGTTGCTTTGATGCTTGTTTGATTTGCTTCTTAGCCATGTCAACATGTTCTTCAGTCCAGATGCCATTCACTAGCACCCATTCCTTGCCTTCCATAATGCCACGAACAAACGCTCCTGGCGCAGAAGGATCTGCTACGATATCAGCCGCTGTGGCTAAATGAAAGTCGTCTTGTACAATATTCACACCGTTGACTTCTTTAAGTGAACCCATGCCACGTGAAGATACACCTAGTTGTGCTCCACCTTCCATGAGACTCTTAACGATGTTACCCATTGGTGTTTCGAGAATTCTTGCTTTGCCGATCCAGTTGTTACCTTCTTGGCGCAGACCAACAATCATATGTGATACTCTGTCTAAATTAATAGTTGGTGTATCGGGATGACCCAACTCACCAAACGCACGATTTTTGTTTACATATTCTTCCATGTAGCGGTCAACTTCTTTACGCATTGTTTCTTCACGATACATGCGTTTGTTTCTGTTGACTTGTTCTGCTACAAGGAAAGGACCCTCGATGTAGAGTTCCTTTTTACCATCACGGTCTTCCGTAATATATTGTAGTTGTTCTGTTACTTCAGTAATGAGTTTCATTATGGTTCCTTATTATGGCGTGATAGTATTATGAGTGCCATAGTTAAATGCAGCAGGATCTCTGAATTGTCCACGAGAGTAATGTGCATTGTCTTTGCGCAATTCTAGAATCATAGTGTATGAATCATTTGCAGCCATACCACGTGTGAATACACCGATGTTGCCATTTGATGTTGCAAGTGATGCTGTGTCATTATCAATAGTGATCCAGTTTCCTGCACCATCATATTCACCGTTACCGTTTAGGAACACGATAGAAGTGTTTCCGGTTGCACCTTTGTCAACTGTCCATGATAGTTCAACATCACCTGATGATGCGCAATCGTACCACAGTCTGAATAATTTCAAACCATGATAGCGCAATGAAGTGTTTGCTGAACCACCTTGAGAGTTTGCAATAGGAAAGCCGTTAGTAGCCAATGCTCCTGACAATGTGTTCGCTTGAATGCGGACAGCATTTGCTTCTTGACCAGTACCATCAAATTTACCTGTCAGTTTGATAACAGCATGTTGCGTGTCATCTTTTAGGATTTGATAACCGAATGCGTTTGCCATTTTTTATCCTTTTCGAGATATACTTAAAATTTTGTTGAAATATTCTGTGCTTTGCTCAAGCATATCTTTCAACTGTTGCTTGTTTTCTTGACTTAACTTTGAATGAAAAGACATTACTTGTTTTGCCATTTCAGGAGTAATTTGAGATTTGGAACCATCTAGATGCTCGACAATATCTTTATGTTTACTTTCTGAAATTTGTTTTACTTTATCATATACTGTTGGTATTGTTTCTTCAGCAGTAAGTGCAATACTCATATCTACATATGGAACTGTCACATACTTGTTCAGTTTATCAACATAGTACAAAGCAACTTTTTGTCCATTAGGAAATGAACGAATAGATTTTCTGCGCATCAAAAGAACTGGAGGAGGATCTTGTTCCTTCTTACCTTTTGACACAAATGCTTCATTTACACCATCGTCATCTTTGCTGCGTAGAGTTGCATCTGTACGCAATGCAGTAAGAACTTTGTCATCTGGGTTTACATTTTCACCCATTGAATGACGGCGCTGTACTGTATCCATTGTTAGAGCATATTGTGCTAACAATTCTGGATGATGACCATGATACATTATGTGAGCAGCATAATCATGAATGCACACTTGACCGTCACGATTTACATCTAGATGGTCATGTAATTCTTGAGGTGACAACCAACCATCGCCGTTTGTATCAATTTCGGCTTCTTCGGTTCCCTTATCTAAGAATTCTCTGAGTGATTTCATTCTTGTTCTGTTGTTTGTTCCGTACCTGCTGCAACTAATGATTGCGCAATTTCAACTTTTCTTGCTTCTAAAGCAGAAGAAACTTTATCTTGAATTGCTGCATACAACGCATCTCTCATTTCAGATGCATTGTCGTTGAACGCATGTTCAACTGCTGATTTTACATTTTCATTACCCATGTTTTTCTCCAAATATGAAATATTTATTACAAAGATAAATCAGCCTTAGATTCAGGCTTTTTTGGCTTTGGTTTAATTGTGTCTAACTTTTTCTTGTTATCTGTCTTTGCATCTTGTGCAGATTGGTCACCTGATGCATCAGCATTAGCATTTGGAATAGGTTCACCTGGTGCGTTAGGATCAGTTCCACCCATACCAGGATCCACTGCAACATCTGGCATGCCTGGTGGCATACCGATACCTTGTGCATGTTCTTCTTGAATCTCTTTGTCCATTTCTGCAATTTCGTCATCATCCAAACGAAGAACATTCTTACGAATCCAGTTCATTGAATAGTAACGACCGACATAAGGATCAATCTGTGCAAGTGTAGTTAAACGCTCACGTGTCAGTTCTGCTTCTTTGAGTTCAGTAAAGTTATTATCTTTAATGAAATCATAATAGATATTTTCTTTAAACAAATCCAATTCTTCAGCGGTACAGATAACTTTAAGAACACATTGGATTCTTAATGCTTGGTCAAATACCTCTGTAAACTTGTTACGTAAACGGTCAACAAATTTAGAAAACTTTAATTCGTCACGGGTAATCTCAGAGGTACGACCTAATGAGAAACC